GTTTTGGAAATGGAGGTAAACGCCTTGTCATCACGGAAGGAGAGTTTGATGCGATGGCGGTTGCACAAGCTTCCCTCAACAAGTACAAGAAGATCTATCCAGTTATTAGTGTGGCTTCGTCAACTAACCTCAAGAGTTTACTACTCAATCGTACATGGATTAGATCATTTGAAGAGGTAGTATTATTCTTTGATAACGATGATGCAGGTAATAAGGCTATAAGAGAAGCCGCTAATATAATTGGTATAGATAAGGTTAAGATAGCTAGTAGTACTGCTAAAGATCCTTGTGAGCTATTCAATCAAGGTGGCTACATGAGAGTCATGGAGGCTATATGGGATGCACAACCCTATAGTCCAGCTGGTATTATCATGGGGCATGAAGCTGTTTGGGAACAATACCTTGAAAGACAATCAAGAGAAAGTATACCTTATCCTGACTGTCTTAGAGGTATCAATGATAAGACTAAGGGTATGAGGTTTGGTGAGATAACTTTGTTCACTAGTGGTACTGGTAGTGGTAAGAGTACAGTCATTAAAGAGATAGTACTAGACTTACTTAATAAATCAGAAGATAAAATAGGTATGATATCACTTGAAGAATCTGTTGGTGATACTGCTGAGAAGTTTATTCAGATGCAGTTGAGACAGAACCTACAAGAGTATGATATACCACTTGAAGAACAAGAACGAGCATCTAAAGAAGTCTTTGGTACTGATAGGCTTGTACTATTAGATCATCAAGGCTCTGTAGGTGATGAGTCACTCATAGATAAGATAGAGTACATGGCTCTGATGGGCTGTAAGTATCTTATACTAGACCATATCACTATTGCTGTATCAGAAGGTGCTGAAGGCTATAGTGGTAATGAGGCTATTGATAAGGTCATGTCAGATCTTCTTAAGATAACTAAGAAGCATAACATATGGCTAGGTATTATCAGTCATCTACGAAAAGGTTTAGTTGGTAGTAAGAACTTTGAAGAAGGTAAGCTACCTAGCCTAGATGATATCAAAGGTTCTGGTTCTATTAAGCAGATATCATTTGATATAATAGGTTTTAGTCGTAATATGACTGATGAGAATGATGATGTACGTAATACAATTAACTTTACTGTACTTAAATCTAGGTTCACAGGTAAGACTGGTCCAGCAGGTGCAGCTAAATATCATCATAATACATCTCGTCTCACATGGACAGATGGTTTAGACTTTGAGGTACTAGACTAATGACTGAAGAGTATATGAGGAAATGTCAAGAAGTAGAGTTGCTTGGTAAGCATATAGATAAACTTACCAAGGAACGTAATATGTATCGCACACAAGCTATGATGCGAATGAATAGAATAAAGGAACTAGAAGACAATGAACGTAAGATACTCAAGGAATCACTCAATCAAGGCTCATGAAGATGCTGAACAGATAATCAATCAACTCAGAGCTAATAAAGTAGTAAGGCATCTTGTTGAGTGGACAGTGAGTGATTGTAAAAACTTTATAGTGGTGAAACTAAATGAAGAAAATAAAGAGACAACTTATTAAAATACAAAATACTATGGCTAAGAATGGAGGTAAGATACCTTCAATAGCTGAAGCTTTAATCATGCTAAGAAAGGCACAAGGAAATGAAAGCAAATGATATTAAAGAAGTAATTAAAAATGAAACAATTAAAAATAAAACTGAGAGATATGACCACTTATATATGGATATCGCTTACAGAGTATCTGAGATGTCTCATGACACAGACACTAAGGTTGGGGCAGTTATCGTTAAAGATGGTAATATTATTTCGATGGGTTGGAACGGTACTCCTTCAGGCTTTCCTAATCAGTGTAAGGATAGTTCAACTGGGCGTACACTTCCTATTGTCATACACGCTGAAGCTAATGCTCTATGTAAGTTGGCTAAGTCTAGCACGAATGGAGAAGGTGCTACCCTCTACACTACGCTATCTCCTTGTACGGAATGTACTAAGCTTATCTTGCAGTCTGGTATCACTAATGTTGTGGTTGGACAAGCATATGAGAAGGATATGGTGGGGTATTCAATCCTAAATAATAAAAAGATGGTAAAAGTACTTGCCAAAAGAAAGTAAACATGTTATAATAGACGTCCAGAAAAGAAAGAGAGAATTAAATGCAGGACATAAGAGAGTACCTCCTCAATAAAATAAGAGGAGATGATTTAGGTGTAAAGCCTAGAAGAAATTTACAGCTCATGCGTATGATTGATACGGATGGCGTTGACATGTTAGACTTCTTAATAGATGACATGATATCCTATGCCAGAAAGGTAATTCAACGTTGCTTTAAACGCAATAAGGTTGAAGGTGAGTCAGCAATAACTCAAGCCTCAATGGCTATAGGTAAATATATAGTGGAGAGTTGGGATAGCTCTAACGTTAACTTCAGAGATCATGTACGAGTAGGTGATCTTATTATAGAAGGTTTCGTTATGTGTGGCTATCTAACTATCTCAGTAGGACATATGAAGAGTCGTAAGCCAGTGACCATACATGCCACATCTAAGTGGGGTGAAATGGAAGTAATCACTGGCAAGACTACTTGTATAAGTGCTACGCCAATCCCGCCTATAACTAGTCTATTTCAGAATAATGGTAAATCAGTTATAAAGACTTGGGAGAAGAATAAGGAACAAAAGTTTCTTAAGTATCTTGATAAGCCATTTGTAAAGGCTATTGATAAGCTACAGGCTACTAGGTTTGTAGTGAATAGTGATGTGCATAAGGCTATACTAGAGAACTGGGATATGTTCATTAGTAATAATACCTTTGATGGTGAAGATAAGAATGAGAACGCTAAGTTATATCAGCGACAGGCTTCGAAGAATAGAGAAGTCAAAGAGGTTATGGCTGCGGCAGATAAGTGGTTAGACAAAGAGTTTAGCTTCTATCTTGATGCAGACTATAGAGGTAGACTATATTATAGTGAACCGTTCTTTAACTTTCAAGGAGCAGATATAGCAAGGAGTCAATTACTCTTTGCCAAAGGAAAACTCTTTGATGAGACAGCTAACTTCTGGCTCGCAGTACATACTGCTTGTTCATTTAATCAATCATATAGTATAGATCAAATACCTAATTGGGCTTCTGTAGACTATAAAAGTATACTACAAGAAGAAGAGCTAGATACTATATCTGTAGATAAGATGACACTAGAAGACAGAGCTAGGTGGACTCAAGAGAACCTTGATGTGATAATAGAGATGGGTGAGATGAGAATCTTTGCAGAGGAAGCAGAGAAGAAGATAGCATTCATGGCTTGTTGTATTGAGTGGTATAAGTACTCTCAGTCTAAAGGAGAATTCTATACTCAATTACCTATACCTATTGATGGTGCTAATAATGGTTGGCAACACCTAGGTGCTATGTCTAAAGACTCACTTACAGGTAGACTAGTAGGCTTAACTGCTGAAGAAGTACCTAATGATTTCTATGTTCAAGTGGCAAAGAGATTATGTGAGAGGATGCCTGAATGGTTTGAAGAAAGGCAGATGCCTATGAAGCATATTAGGAAAGGCATTGCTAAGAGAGGTGCTATGACTAGAGCTTATAGCTGTGGTCAGAAGAAGATGTCAGAGTCTATGTATAGTGACTGCTATCAGTTCGGTTATACTAAAGATTATAATATCAACACATGGGATTGTGATGAGCTTAGTAATCAAGTAATACGAGCTATACAAGAGGTCTGTCCAGGACCACTAGATACTATGAGATACCTACAACGATTAGCTGATAAAGAGATATCTAATTGGCTAGACACTTACGGTACTGATAGAGGTCGAGGTATACAATGGGAGTCTGAGTCAGGCTTTCCAGTGATATACGAATGTTATCGTACTAGACCTGCAAAGGTAGACTGTTACGGCTTTAATACACCAGATGGTGAACTGAGATTCAAGCATGTGATACGAGAGAAGACTGATATACCAGATAGAAGAGGATTTATGTGCGGTATTAGTCCTAACTTCGTTCATAGCTCTGATGCAGCTCATATGGCTCTTGTAGTAGCCGATTGGGATGGTGAGTTCGGTGCAGTACACGATTCATTCAGTGCTCATGCCTCTAGAGTTGAAGACCTTATGGTAGATGCACGAGATAAGTTCGTTAAGATGTACGATAAAGAAAACTTCTATACCTCAATTCCATTCGGAAGAGGCTATGAAGGTGAGCAACCGACTATCGGTGCTTTAAACGTTAATGAGGTAGTCCAATCGGATTACTTCTTCTGTTAAAAATAAAATACCCCACAAGGTTTCCATAAGGATTCCCTGTGGGGTACGTTTGTTTTACGTTAAAAGTTTTTTAATATCTTCATTAACTTGTTTCCTTCTACGACCAGCTACCGATCTAGCTTGGGATTCATTCATTCCATTATCAACCATTTGCTCTATATTTTTACGATACATAAGGTTAGACATCTCAGTATTAATTTGTGGTGTATAAGCAACATCAGGGTCTAATCCAAATTGTTCTACAAACTCCATATCATCTATCTGTAAGCCTTGTAATGCCAGCCTATTATAATTTCTTTTCATATTAAATATTCCTTTTAATTGTATTCGTAATTTTTATTTTTATTAATTAAATCTGATCCTGTATCTCTATCTTTAAGAAGTCTTTCTTCATTTCTAATAGATTGTTTTTCCCAAGTTTGCATTAATCCAAATATATTTAAATACGTTTGAGTTTCTCTAATCATTGCAAGTAGCTGATAACCTTTTACAGTACCGCCTTCTACCTTCCAACCTAATTTACTTACTTCTTTTAAAAAAGCAGCACGAGTTCTACCTTTCCTTAAGACTACTCTATCATTTAGAGGCTTCCCTTTAAGGTCGTCTTTTGTTTTTTCTTTATTAAATTCATTAAGTATAAAGCTATGCAAGGCTCGTTGAGGGTTAATAGGACCAATAGGATCTTCGCTACTAACTGTGTATGTTCCTTCTGGGTCTATTTGTTTTCTCATATCACTGTACGCTTTAGAAAAACCTGTTCTTAAAGCTCTTGCAACTTTATAACCTTTGTTTGTTGCTTCAAATTCATCATTAATAACAGAATGATAATCGCTTACACTATCAATGTCTGTAATAATCGCATCATGAATTGGAATAAGAAATTTAGGTATTGAACGACCTTTATTAACTCGATTAATAGTCCTTGCCATAATAGCTGCATCTACTTGTTGAATAGGTAACACTGCTATTTGATTAGCTATCTCTTGTCCATAAGGTGACATCTCAGGCATTTCAAATTGATTTTCATCTTGATTAAACCTTAGCTTTCTTTGAGACCTCTTATCTCCTCTTGGCGTAGCTCGTCTAATTGGTCTTTTAATTTCACCATATTGAGTTTGTACTGTGACTGTTTTCCCTGTATCAGTATTTTCTCTACCGCCTAAAAATTGCGTAGTACCAAGTGGACCTTCGTATGCTGGTACGACACCTTCTAACATTGACCATAGAGTACCTAATCTAGATAATATTTTTTGATGAGTAAAATTTAAAGTTATACCTAAATTAACTTCAATTAGATGATTCATATCGTGTATTAGCTCAGGTCGAGCATAAGTATCTCCTACATTTTCAGTTGCCTTATGATGTCTAGATATTATCTCCATATATTTTGGATTGTTAATAAAATTTACTACTGTCTCTTGATTAAACATAGCGGCTTTACCGTAAGAAGTTTCCATCAAAGGTACTTTAGAGAGGTCTTTAGCTACGGAAGTTAATCCCTCTTCTTGAAAGTTAATAAAGATTTCTCTCCACATAGCTTGTTTATCTTCGTTGCCTTTAAATACTACTCCAATAGACTCCCCTAGGTTTTTCATAAAGTTATCTCTAATATCTCCTTGAGGTAATACATTTTCTTCTTGGTCATATATTATACCGACTAATTCTAGTAAGTCTCTATCACCGTTTTGTCTAGCTTGTATTGCAATACCACTTTGTTTACCGTCATGTTGAGTTTGTGCATACGATCTAAAGCTTGTATTAGTGCTGCCTCTTTTATAGGCTTCTCTTGCATCGTGCCAATTAGCAAAATCAATAAATGATTGAAATTTATAACCCCATTCATCAGGCTTTTGAAAGCTACCTAACTCTTTAGCTCCCATATCACCTAACATTATATTAAGCTGTTCAAGCGTTGTGTCAGGTTTTATATTGCGTAATTGACGACCGACTCTTAACCATCTATTGTAGGTATTACTTGTAGTTGGATTAGCTTTAAATATTCTTTTGGAATCTCTTATTATTGCGTTCCATCCCATATCTTCTGTGTCTGCACCTTCTGTTTTACCTTTTGCTGGGGTTGTATCATTGTTAAGACCACCCTTCATTAAATTTTTACCTATGATATACATAAAGGCTTCCATCTGATCTGTGTTAAATCCTTGTTTAACATCAACCATATTTACTTTAGTACTACCTACGATATTACGGACTACTTTACTGTCTAACGGATTTAATACGGTATTCCTTACAAAGTATCTTCCTACTGCAGTGGCATGAAATATTTTATTATAAAAAGTTTTATCTAATTGGGCTTGACCATCCAAAATAGTTTGATAAATCTCTTTAGCTTGTGCTCGCATAACTCGATCTGCTTGAGCATTTGCCTTAGCTACTCTTTCAGCTTCTGCTTCTGCTGATTTATCATTTCCGTTAATAGATAGCTGATAGTTGTACGCCCTTGCCTGAGACTTACGCCATTTGCCTTCGTCAAGACCAACAGTAGTAGCCCATTCGCTTGTAGAAAAGAAACCTTCGTCACTCATATCGACTAGAGATTCTACATAGCTCCCATCCTGATTAATATTTATAAGATTGAATACAACGGTCTTAGCAAAATTGAATCTATCCTTTGCAATAGTATAAGAAATTGAACCAAGATGTTGTTTAGTCTCATTTTCTATTCTTAGATTATCATCCATCATAGACTTAAGCGAGTAAGCTCCTGCATCCCTTCTCTTTCTTTCATATCCAGGAAGTGATTGACCACCAGCTATACTAGGTGTTGATGACACATTTATTCTTTTATCTTTTTGTAATTCTTTTAAAACGCTTCTAGTAGAATTATAGTATGCATCTCCTTTGTCTGATATTACATACCTCTCTTCTAATATCTTTCCTGTCTTAGGGTCTTTTCTTTTGTATACTGTAAAATAACCTGAGTCAAGGTATGCTTGTAATATTAAAGTATCAAAGGCATCTAATAGTTCTGCATCAAGTGTTTGGCTTCCTCCACCTCTCCCTACTACTATATCAGTATTTTCTACTGCTCCAGGAGCATCAATTAGTTTGTCAAAGACTCCTCTTGCAACATTACCTCTTATAAAGTCAGGGTTTATTTTATTGCCTGTGATCTTACGATCTTTTTCCGTTTGATTAAATAAGTCAGTGTCAAAGCCAGCTCCACCAGATACAGTATCATTATACCTGCCTCGTTCTTCTTGATTTCTTTTGTTAATATCATCTTGAATAGTCTCTTCTAGTGTTATAGCTGCTGCATTAGCGAATGCAACTGAAGGTCTACCATTTTGATCAATAAGACCTGATGTTACCATAAAGTTTTTCATCCTTACAGAGATATCATCAGTCGCTTTTAAAGTAGGTCCAAAGCTGACTGCTAAGTTATCATCTATTTCAGAAGCAGCATCTGTTAATGCAGTAAGTCCTGATCTAGAAACTTTACCTAATTTTAATTTTTCTCTGGCTTGTCTTGGTGTTTGGAAATCAAGAGTATTTTTGGTATATCCCTCGTCTCTTGCTTTTTGATCAGCCAACTCTTCTGCGACTTTAATTCTAGCTGGCTCAATCTCATTAGAAACAACACCAGTTACTGGATCTACTGTGCCTACCTCTGCTACTTTTCTAGCTAAAGCTTCTTCTGGATTGGCATAGTCTTTACCTTCTAACTGCGAAATATCTTCCTCAATTACTTCCATCTCATCTCGCTTATAACGAGGAGGGAGTTGCTGAGGCTCATCTGATAAACCAGTGCTTATTTCATCGGTAGTATCAATGATAGTAGGTATCTCATTTCGCATTTTTTCAGTTGCAGTTTGAGCGATTGTAGGTTGCTCAACAACGGTATTTATTTCTTCCGCTGCTATATCTGTTTCATTTGATTTTCTTCTTTTAGCCTTTGCGTTTGCTATTGATGCAAAATATTTAGTCATGTTTAATCTCCTAGGGAGAGTAGCCTCTTAGGAAGACTACTCGTAGTTAATTTAATTTGGCAATATCATATCTATGATATCTCTTTTTGTTGGCATTGATACATCTCTGATTGGATTTCTAAGATGTGCTGCTTCAACTGCTCCTTTTCTAAAAGAAGTTATTGGAGCTAATATTGGAGTTGCTCTAAATATATCTCCTAATCCTTTCTCTGTTTCTCCTGATATTAGGTTACCTGCACCTGAAACTATGTTACCTACATTTCTAAGTGAAGGTCCAGCTTCTCCAAGTATAGTATTGAACAACCACTCTGCTCCATTATCAGAACGCTCTGCATATAGTGGACTAGCGACATCAATAACCCTTTCGAATTGACCTATAACACCTGATGAATACAATGCCCTTTGAGCGTATCCTACATTATCTAAATAGGGACTTGCCTTTCCAAACTTAAGTAAGTCCTTTAAGTATTGAGAAGCACCGCCCATTGCTATCATTAATAAGACTAATGTAAATGTGTCGTATTTAACCTTAGCAGTTCCTTTTCTTAGTTGGTTATTCCAAAGCTTAGGGACAACATTGGCAGTAAAAGTACTTATAAATCCGTTAAACTGAGTTAACAACTGATAATGAGGGTCTTGAAAGAATAAGGGTCTATTAGCCGCTTGAGGATTTTGAATCCTTTCATTGACAAAACGATAAATACCTGTTTGCATTTGTTCATTTATATCTCTAATGAGTGTATCAACTCTATCTCTTAGCTCTGCGGCATTAGCATCCTTATGTCTTTTTTCTATTAGACTAATAGCTGCTTGCTCTCTTACGCTAAGTTCTCTAATACCTTCATCCATAACCATTGCATTATCTGTTATATTAAAGAGAGGATCTCTTAATACCCCGTCTATCTCTATATATTGTTGATAAAGGAAGTCAACATCTATACCAAGGTCTGCTAATTGATTATATGTTCTTAATTCTAACTCATTCATTTCACTAAATTTAAAGAAACCATTTGCTTGTGGTGCAGTCTCTAAATTCTTTAAACCTGATTTAATAAAGTCAACAGCAAATCCAGCATTCATTCTTCTTTGAAATTGAGTAAACTGTTTTATACCTATTAATCTAAAAAATGTTTCATGTACTTTTAAAAAGGCAACATCTCTTTCTCCAGTAGCAAAACGATCAACAACAGTATTCATATCTTCACCAATACCTGATTGCTTAGTATACTTCTTTGTATTTTCATACTCATCAGTAGTTGCTTTTGCCCAGCTATTAGTCATCTGTTCCATAAGTCTACTGGTGGCTTGTTGCCATTCAACATCATCTTTTACATTGAAGTAAATCATAGCGGTTTCAGGAATAGAAGACAAAGTAGATAGCGAAAGACCAGCAAAGATAGACCAACTAGTTAAGAATCTATTAACCGCTGCCCATCTTGGGTCTTGAATACGATTAAAGTTACCATGTGTGCTATCTATAATTGCTTTTACATAATATGCAAATTGATCAATATCATCTTGAGTCCATTCTTTAGCTCCGTTAGGTCCAAGTTGCTCTTGTTCTAATTGATAAAATAATTTATTTAGCTTTGAACCTCCTTCCCCAAAATATTCTGTTGTAGAAACATATTTGGCTACTTCATTTTGAGCATTGTGTAATGACTCAAATATATTATCACTGCTCCAGTCGTTTATACCTTTCTTAGTACCAAAAGCTCCTGCAACCATATCTGATCTATCGGATAAAGTATAGGGAGTAAACTTTTGTTCTAATAAAGAGTATTGACCTTGATCGTTAGCCGTGCTTCGTTGAGTAATACTTTGGTACATTTCTTCTGCTTGAGTATCGTTACTATTAGTAGTATTTTTATACCATGTTTTAAAATTTTTAGGATTAGCCTTAACTTTTTGCCAATCAAAGCCTCTGTTACGCCACCAATAATTATCTTTTACAGTTGGTAACTTCCTTAAATTTCTACGTTGTGAAGCATCTTCCATCGCCATAGTATCATCAATAGCCATTTGCATTTTTTCATAAGAATACTGTAAAGACCTAGCACCATGATTAATACGTAATAGTTTATTTTCTGTTAAATCAATATTAATATCAAAACCATTTTCAACTAACTTTCTTTTTATCTCTGCTAAATATATATCTCGTTTAGACGAGTCAGTTTCCATATCGATTCGATATTTTTCTACTAATTTAAAACCATCAGACATTCCAAATGCTCTTAGCTGATTAGAAATATACTCAACGTTTTTAGTAGTGATAACTTTAAAACCAAAGGTTTGTGCTATATCATTTTCGTCTACTGGAGATTTAAAATCTTGTAGTAATTGGTCGTAGTATTGTTTAAAGTTCATTCCAGCGTGATAAACACCAGTAGTTATTTGACCTACTCTAGCAAAGATATCTAAACCTGTTTTACTTTTAACTAGTTTATTCATATCGACTGCAACTGCTTCTGATGCTTTAACTAGACGACCGAGTCCTTGGGACATGGCATCTACATAGTCGAATAAGCTATCATTGTTCTTAAAGAAATTACGAACACCCTTTTTAGTTGACTCATATCTGTCTGACATTCGTTTAACAATACTTGCATTTGATCTTGGCTTATTATCTACAGGGTCTATTGAGTTACCACCCTCAGTATAATTTAATCTTATTTCTTCTTGCTGAGTTATATCAGGATCTTTGGGCTTGTTTACTGTTTGACCGTTTAAAACTTTAAGTCTAATTTTTAATGCATTAACTTTTAATTTAAGATCTAAGTAACCGTTTTGACTAGTTGCACCTTTGTCTTCAAATATTTTAAGCTGACTTTCTAATTGAGGTAAAAGACTCGCTATCTGTTCCTTAGTAAAGTCTCTAGAGTTAAGGGTCTGATTAGTATCACCAACATTAAAACCAATAGTAACACCATCGTAAATACTTTGGTCATAATATATACTATTATTAAGGAGATGCTCTGATCCATCTTCTAATTTAATTATCTTACCACCTTTTTCACCAGTTTTTATTACAGTAGCTATATAAGGTTTACCAGCAGGATCATAGACAATTATCTGATCTTTATTTATTCCTTCTTTTTTAAGTACAGTAACATCTGTCTTATCAAACTCTTCTATATTTTGTTTAACAGTATTTATCTTTCTTCTTTCTTTAGCTAGCTTTTCAGAATCCTTTATTCTAGCTTGTTCGATTATCCTTTGGCGTTCCATTTGTGCTTGAACAAGGTCTGTCTTTAATAATCTATTCTTAGTCTGTTGATGTATATTACCTGCCGAAGAAAAACCAGTACCTAAGACACCACCTGCGATACCTGCATTTATAAATCTATTTGCAAGTTCTTTAGATGTGTATTCTTTGTCTGACATTAAGGCGGCATTAGCTACTTGAAGTCCTTCCTGTATAATCTCAGTTCCACTTTCTTTTAACATACCTCGAATAGCGGCTGCACCTAGCTGTGTACCTGAGAACCTAGCTAACTTAACAGGGTCTAGTCTAACTGCTAATTGTTTAGCGAGTTGTCCTTGTTCTGCTCTAGTGACATTAGCTACATGCTTAACCGCATCAGCAATAGATATTTTATCTTTACCAAGCTTATTACGGTATGCCGTTGCTACTGCTCGTATTCCTCCAGGAGCTAATAGCTTACTTGGAGTTATAAATCCTGACAGACCTAATCTCTCTAATGCTGAGATAGCTACACCAGTTGCAGTTGCTGAAACAAATTGAGCGATGCCTTTATCACCTTCCATTTCATTCCATGCCTGACCAGCATAAATAAGAGAAGGAGAGCCACTAACCATAGCTCTTGTAATGCCTGTTATTAGCCTAGCTGATTTAAGTGTAGCACCCATACCTAATGTAGTTGCACCTGTAAGACCTGCAATAGGACCAGCAGCTGCCATGGCTGCAAAGGTAGTTATCATATAAGGAGCGGAAGCTGCAGCATTATTCATAACATAAGAAAAGCCGTCTATAATTCCATCAACATCTTTATAATCCATCAGAGTGTTTGGAGCACTCATAGCCTCATTTCTAGCTCGTCTTGCTCCAGCTTCTCCAAGATTTTCTAACATCTCAAACCCAGTAGTTTGCCCTACTGCATCTGCATAACCCCACAGACCTTCTTTAATACCATCCCAGCCTACGCCCCAAGAAACAGCGGCTTGATTACCAATGCCGACTGCTTTATTCTCAAGGTTTCTGTCGTTTCTTCTAAACATTACATTAGTATTTAATTCAGGATCAAAGTATTCTTCATTAATCGCTTTTGTTTTAAATGCTAATCCTCTAGAATCAATAGCTTCTCTAACATCTTTGCTAGGCAAATCTCTAGTATTATTTTCGTTACCATATATAGCATTAAATAAATCATTAGCTCGTTTTAATTTTACCGCTTCAGCTGAAGTATTAGTATCAACATCAACTATCCCAGAGGCAACTAGTCTATTAGATATCTTAGAATTGTTTTTATTTTTTAATTCAACAATTTCTCTTTTACCTTTACTATTATCTACTCTTCCGAGTAGTTCCATAGTATCATAACCGCCTTCTCTGATAGCATCGATGAGGGCTTTCTTCTGGGCTTCAGCCCCTACTTGCCCTCTTTTAAAACGAGGATTGCCATCCTCATCTGTTACGATTTTAGATGTTTCACGAGCATTAATACCATCTAGACGATATCTATTCCCTTCGAGGTCTGCGACAGTATCTCCGTCAACTACTACGAAAGATTGTCCATTAAGTATTACACTATTGTCTTCCATCTAATTCTCCTTATTTAAGATTGCTTGGGTCTAAAAGTCTTGTAGCATCTTTTTTTGGTTTAGGTTGATTCATATCAAACAGCCATAGAGTAAAACCATCCCACCCTGGATCTGCTAAATTATTAGAGTAAGAACCATAGCTCTTCATGCTTAACCATTGCTCTTTAGCTCCTTCCCAGATATCCATATAACGTCTAGGGTCTTTTGTTCCTGATTCTCTTAATATTAGCTTCTCTAACTCTAATAAATTTTCTGGACTCGTTTTAGCAATATCTTGAGGTTGTATTATACTCTCTGTTTTAAGAGGAAGAATACGTTTGTTAAAATAACCCTCTATACCTGTAGGCTTTGGATTCTTTTTATCATCAACACCATTCTCCTTATTGTTATAATAAGTTCTTAATGCTTGATAATAATCAGATATGGCACTATCTACTTCTCTTCTATACAAGGCTGCTGTACTGTCATCTATTACTTTAAAGTGTTTTAAACCTTTGGTTAAAATCTTTTGAGCTTCATTTGCAATTTCAGTAGGAGACTCCTGTATCTTTTTCATCTTACTACCTTTATCAATAGCATTAACTGCATCTAAGTTTGCTTTAGCTACTGTAGTAAATTCCGTTCTCATTGTGGTTGCATCATGAAAACTAGGATTAAGTTTAGCAGTCTTTCCCTTTATAAGAGGATGATTTATACCAACATCAAAACCATTGCTAACATCTGCATCTGCAGGTATTACACCTTGTCTCTGTAAATCACGAGCTACATTTGCAGGTATTCTAACTCCATCTATTTTATTTGCTCTCTCTATTATTTGAAGCTTACCAAAATCTCTATGATATAATTCTCCCTTAAAGCCAGTAGCAGAAGTATCTGCTGCTTTTCTTTCTAATACGCTTATATCACCTGTCATAGCATATTTTTTCAGTGATTTTAAAGTAAAATCGTCACGAGCCTTTTCTGTAAGAGCAAACTTTTTAGCTGCTGCAAGATTAGCATCTACACGTTTGATGTAACTCTTCATGCCATAGTTTAAAGAAGCACCGTGATTGTACCCCATAGCACGAGAACCAGCATATATAAGAGCCATCCTTGCAAGTTCTTCACCGTCAAACATACTTGAGAAAGCATTTTTAAAATACTCCATAGATTTATCTACAATAAAACCACCAACTTCTTTAGCTTTATCTATAAACTTATCTGTAGGAGTCTTTCCTGGGTTCTTTCTCATATATTCAGCTACTTCTTCATTAGTCATTACTGTTTGATCTATATCTTCTTCATTAGCTAATTGATCTGAGATAGCTTTAGCTGCTTCTTTTTGTCTTTTTTCTTTTGCTTCTCTTTTAATTTTATCTTCTTCACTTTCAAAACCAAAAGATTTATCTATTTTTTCTTGTTTTATTTTCTTTTCTTTTTCAAATTCAACAATTCTTTTATTATAATTATCAAGATCTTCTTTCTTTTCTTTTAAATCATTTTCTAATTTTTCTTTAGTTTTAAGATCTTCTGAAGTAGGTTGTATTCCATTTTCTATTTGCTCTTTCATTCTTTTATTAAAAGCATCTAATTCTTTTTGAGAACTGTTTAATTTATTTTCTTTTATTTTTATTTGATACTTATCATTAATCTCTTTATATTTATCTGGAGAAGGATCAGGTAATACTACATCAAATATAGTTCCAGGGTCTTTTCCAGGGGCAGACTCAGGTACTAATCCCATTCCAAATATTTCTAATGGATAGCCTAATGCTCGTTTAAGTTGATTTAAATCACCTAATTGACCTTCCTTATAAAATTCAGGATTAAAAGGATTATAAGTTGTTTCTACTCCAGGAACTTCTTTATCACCAGTGCTAGCTTGAGCCGACATAAATCCGCTTTCCATAGGTGTATCATCAAATACTACTGGTCTAGGTTCAGGTAGAGGTACTTCACTCATAGCTGTTTCTACTATCGGTACTTCACCCATTGCTGCATTCACCTTACCAGCATACTCTTGACCACGAAGACCAAGTTCTTCTTGACCCATTTTAGCCTTACGAACATTACCTACTCCTGAGTGGTAAGCTGTTATCACTTCATCTCTAGTGAAATCAGGATTAGCCCTCATAATACCTTCAAGATATTGTTTAGCAAATGCTCTAGATTTATTAGGATCAAAACGATCTTCTAGTGATATAGGCGTTACTCCATATCCAGGCTGTTGTGCTGTTGCAGGCATAATCTGATATTGACCACCAGCTCCTACACCTGATAATGCGTTAGGATCACCACCAGACTCTACTTGTTTGATAGCATCAAGCATAGTATCATCAATGACAAAACCACCTTCTTGTTTATAGCGTGGCTGAGTGTGTTCCATACCCATAACGTTTTGACCATCTAAAGCTCTGCTTCTCATTTTAGAAGCTTCAGTTGCTGTAATTGGATTATCATAATAAGCGTTAGGCATATTTATATTTTTATCTTTCATCATTTGAAGTAATTGATCTTCATTATACTGCATACCATTATATATGCTAGGTATGTTACCGTATTGATCACCTCTTTTTATAGTAGCTCCTTGTTCAGAAGCATTTTTACTACCTACAAGATTACCCATTGGTCCTGTCATAGGCGAAGAATAGATATCTCTACCAACAATAGTTTGTTTACCAGTAGGTTGACCTATGTATTTACCTTTATCTGCGTAACTAGGTATTGGTCCACCTTGCTTCTTTTGAATAGCACGACCCATATCATTGAGTTCATCTAGCATTGGTTGTACGCCAGGAAGTCTTGATGCTTCAGCATTAACTACGTTCTCTCCAGGAGTAAGCATAGCAGGAACAGTATCAGTTCCCTTTGGTTTAAACACCGAAGGATCTACTTCTTGTTGACCTTCTGGCTTAGGGATCTCTTGCATAGAGGGTACATCGAATTCGTAAGAAAACATATTTCCATACCTATCTTTCTGTGTGTACTTTTTAAGTATATTCATTATGCTCTCCTAAAGTAATCTTCTAGTGGGTCTTGAAGTAATGGGTTAGGTGGTATATTGTCTCTTGTTCTTTTTAAACCTCTTGGTAACATCAATCCTCCTGTAAAGGTGTATCCTCCAGTGGCATCACCGCCTACTCCTCCTCCTGGTCCACTATCTGAACCACTTCCTTGAGCACCACTACCAGTGCCAGAGTCATTTTCATTGTTATTGTCATCGCTAGATAACTCTCCCATGCCTGGACCTATCCCTAAGCTTGAACCTGCTACACCGCTTCCAATACCCATTCCTGTATCAACATTACCTGAATCATCATCATCAGGATCGCCAGATGGTCCTCCTCCATCCCCTGCATCAGGTGCAGATGGATTGCCAAATTCAAATCCAAAAATACTAAATTTATCATCTCCCATAGATCTATCTGATATTGCATTATTAGTAGTAGGACTACCTTCTCCACCTTCAATAACTACAGGAATAGTTGAGTCTGTAGTTGATGTTGTGCCAGTGTCATAATTAAACCCAGAAGTTGGTGGAGCTACAAAAGGATTATTACCATAGCTATCGGCATACAACCAACCGAAATCAGGCTGAACTGGGCTATAGCCTTCTCTGAATTGAGAAAAGTTTGCACCGCCTGTTCCTCCAGGAGCTCCTGAGTCTAAGGTTTCTCCATCTCCAGACTGAGCAACAGTTGTAGGAGCAGATGTTTCTTCGATAGGTGCAGTTTGATCTAAGGTAGTTTGACCAGAAAGAGGTCCACCTGTTTGACCAGCAGTACCTAATGAAGTTGTTGGACTTGCAAAGCTTTGTGGTCCATAACGATTACCGTATTTATATTGTATAGAATAGGTAGGTTGATACGGAATAACCGCTCCCTTTTGATTATTAACCATAACAATCTCCTATGTATTTATTGGTTTATACATCTCATCACTATATGTTGTGTCAGCACCGTATGGGTCTACCATAAGTGGTGGTCTCATCTTTGGCATTGGCATCTGACCTTGAGCTGCTTCAGTCATACTCTCGGCAATTATCTCATCGTATAACTGATTAGGATCTGGTTGATTATTCATCAATGCCATTGCTTGTTGTTTTGTCATCCCTACTTGACCGCCTTGCTCGAAACCACGGGCAGTATAGCCTTGGTCATCAATAGGGTATCCGATATAATTAGATGTTAGTCCTGATGCAGAAGTATCAAGAGGAGCATTACCTACGTCATACATTCTTTTAGCTATAGGGTCATCAGTAAAAGCCATTCTAGCAACACCAGCTTGCATAGGAGTTGTCACTCCTAAACCTGCTCCGTAATCTGAAACAATCATAGGATATACAAAATCTTGTTGTTTTCTTAATTGTCTTAATCCTTCACTAAAATTTCTACTGCTTTGAGTTTTATTTTTACTAGTCATTACAGGCTCTTCTAATCGATCAGCTTTATTACGAAGCATACGTATATTATATTCCCTTGAACCAGGTACTTGATATCCATCAGCATGATACTGCGTACTCAACGGTCCAACCATTCCACCTTCATTAAACAATCCAAGTGCTTTACCAGCAAGTAATCCTGCACCGATATACGGAACTGCTGTTCCTAATGCTGCCATTCCAGCACCTCCAGCTACTGAAGGAGCTAGTGTTTGACCTGCAAGAGCGACTTCAGCACCACCCATTCCCATAGTTGCTGGATTAGCTGCAAGTGCCGCTGCGTTAGCTGCACCAGCACTCGGAGCTAGAGCACTAGTTATTCCTTCAGTTATTCCTTTTTGACCAGCATCTAATGCACCTGACATAGCTCTTTGTTTAGCCATATTTGCCATTTGAGTACCTACTCCTGGGTTTTGAGATAAAGGAGCTTGAGTTGCTTGAAATTGATTTTGATTTACTGCGTATTGTTGAGCTCTTTTTATTGGGTCATCTATTGCAAGTTCCATTACTTACCTCCACCAGTTGTTGTAGTTGTTCTCCCACCAGCACCTGTCACTGCTTGAAGTCCACCTTTAATAAGATTACCTTTGGCATCTAAAATATTTTGTGCTTGTTTTTGGTATGCAGTGCCTGCTGTTCCTAGCCTTTCAGCTCCTTGGGCAACATCCTGTTGTCTTTGTAACTGTTGCTTCATAGCCAAGTCACCTAAACCTGCAGCAGTAGCTCTTTGCATTCTTGCAGAACCTAAATTACCAGACATTGCTCCTTGAAGTTCAGAAGCCTTTTGTAAATCCATAAGAGCATCTCTATTAGCCCTACGCATATCATAGACACCACGACCTTTTATCATATCTCTTGCAGTCTGTTTTGCATAACCCAAAGATTCTTCTTGAGCAGGATCAAATCCAGCGACAATCTCTTCATCTCCAGCTAGCTTTGTGTTTATATCGGTGGTTAGATTCTTTAACATATCAACGATATAAGGTCTAAACTCTGGATCAACTCCTGAAGTTTGAGTTTGACCACCTCCACCGCCTCCTCCACAGCATACATTGCTATTTATTTTATTAGCAAGAGCTTTAGGAAGATCTGTAGTATCTTGTCTCATGTCATAGATACCTAGATTCGGTTCATAATTATTCATTCTTATTCTCCTGTATCACACCTCTGACCGAGACATGTGTTTTCGTATTATATCTTTTAGCTAGAAACTTAGCATATGCTTGTCCTTCTTCCTCTGGTCTAATTGAGTCTGCTCTCCAAGAATTACCACCATTCTTTTTTATATGCTTTATCATATAATCAAATAGTCGATATACTGTAAAAGCATTATTATAGTTATGATCAACTATACAGTCTCTAACATCCATTATATATTCAAGATTATAAGTATCTATATAACTAGATGCCGATAGAAAACCTCTAAGTTTATTATCGACATAATCACCAATAACCAAATAATGTGGACTCTCTTTTTGTTTATGGACTAAATCTAAAAAATAATTAATCCACGCAGCTTCATTTCTTTTCTTATCTCTATATTTATCCATGTCTACGGAGGCATTCATAAGATTTATAGCCTCCAAGACATCATTATCCCCTATAATTTTTATCATGTATTTTTTAACCTTTCTTTTAGATCAGCAAGACTACTTGCATTCTGTATAGCAGTTAGTATTTCCCTTATTTTATCTTCTTGATTATTAACTTGACTAGTTAAATTAGATAAAGAAAAATTAAGACTACTATTATCAGTTACTGGAGGTTCTAATAAAGCCATTATCTAGTACCTCCCTTTAGTATCTCTAACTGTAATCCTGATATATGCCATTCTCTATCATTTGCTGGACTATAGTCTAATGCCGCATCATCAATACGATAATTGATAAATCGACCTTGAACTCTAGCATCTACTTTATAATCAGTAGCAACAACAAAGCTATTAGTTATGAGCTTAGCATCATTAGGTTCAGTATTTGTTAACAATGATTCTGTTCCTGAAGCATTAGTACCTCTTGTTCTTATATGCAGAGTTGCTCTTAAAAGATCATTTGTAACGTCTTCTCTAGTAGCTCCGTCTGCCCATAAAACCATACTATTTACAGTCTCAGTATTGAATGTTGTAGTAATTGACAACTGATCTCTCTCAAAGAAAGAGACATACTTAGTTCCTGCAAAATCAAATCCAAGATCAGCAGCTCTTAATCTATTGCTTGCTCCCTCACTTTGAACAAATAAAGGAAACTTCTTTAGATCACTTACTTCACTAAGACTCCAAGGTCTTATATTTGATAATGTAGTATTAGTAACACTAGTAGATGCGAGGGTTGAATCTGTCCCTGCAACTGTTGTACCATCTCTATTAGCACTATGAAATGTACTTCCAACTGGTGCTGTTTGAGCTTCTGACCCAGTGCTCACTACAAAGGATTCAACATAATTAGTAGTTGAACTGTATTGTAATGGCTTAATAACAACCGAAGTTGGATTTACAGAATCATTTGCTACAACACTAAGATTATCTGTATAAGGTGCTAATGCTGTTACAACATCTAATAGTATATTTTCAGAAGATAATGCTACTCCATTAGGATCAGTATTAGTAGTACTTGCATCGTAATAAGCTGCTAAATAAGTAGCATCATCACTAAGACCTGTATCTCCATATCTGCTTTCACCTGCTCCATTTATACCACTTAAAGGTTCTAAGACTAGTCTTCCTGGACCTTCACCATAACGTTTATCTAAAACAGTTGTGCTAACTCCATTATTTATTATTTTTAAAGTAGCACGAGTAAGTGTTGAATAAGATGGAGAAGCTCCTGTATTAGTTGTTACTCGATTTGCAACAGAATTACCATATAAAACAACGGCACTATTATTATTAGATGCTAAAACTGGATAAGTATAACCATCTCTAGCAGTTCCAGGAGTTATTGACCAAGTTATAGGGTCTACATTTGGTGCAGCATCTGCTGGTGGTCTTGCCCAAGTCATTGAAAAATTTGATTGATCAATTGTTGGTATAAAATATTTTATTGGTTGACCAGGACCGCCAAAAGAAGCATTATAGTCATCTCTTATTTTAGCCATAATAACATTATTATTTACTTCCTCAGTAGATTCAGTTGGTGAAGTACTGTCAGGAATATATTTACCAGTAGATAAGGTTGTAGTAAAACTTTCTCCTAAAGGAAAATTAAAAGTAATTGTATCTGCAGTTCCTGCTGCTCTAGCTTGTCTATTTAATTGAAATAACACCTCTGCTGGAGGTATTACAGCAGTGTCGTTTACAGTAAATACAGGAGCAGTAGTGCCTACAATAGTACCGCTATCATCTGCTAATATATATTTTCCACCGAATGGAGAAGGTGCATTATTTATAAAACCTGCTACCGTGTATCCTTTGTCAGGATATCTAGTATTAATAAAATATGTAATTTTATCTCTAAGATTTGAGGCTGTAAGATATCCATCAAAATATAGTGGATAGACAGCATCTGGATTAGCTGCGACTCCTCTAAGTGTTAGGCTTCCAGTTATCTCTGGTTTTCCAGAAACAGTAGTTCCTGCAGCATCTTGTATAATTGTATTAGGAACTGGAAAGTTAGCTCCAGTTAAAAGACTTGGAGAAAGTCTACTAAACTCAGGCTGATCATCTCTATAAGTTCCAGTTGTTGAGTTAGTTCCTTGCGAGTAATAAAACACACCATTAGCTGGTACAGTAGCTGATCCTGAAGAAGTTGTAGGAAAAACAGCCCTTGGTCCTGTAGATTCTGCAACTATGCGTATACTATGACTCTCTCTATAAGCAAAATATTTAGTGCTAAATGCTGGATAAGGACTATAAACTGTTGGAGTTTGATTATTCATTTTAGTTACAATATCATCTAATATGCTTGCAAGTGTTGTTAATCCAGGTGTTAAGGTTACTCCAATAGTTGCATCAGTAGTATAAATAACCCAAGTGAGTGATTTAACATTTCCATTTACATCAGTTCCTGAAGAACTATAAGGATATCCACTTCCACCAGTTGATGCATCTCCAGGAAACCAAGAAAAGTGTATTATTTGTCTTTTTGATCTTGTATCTGGAGTAAAAGCAGTAGAAGTAAGAAAATCATATCTAACTTTTATATCGTCATGTGCTTTTAATGTCCACCATCTTTGATCTAAAGTAGTTGGTGCTGGATTTGTAGCAAATACAGTAGTTTGTATTTGAGCATTACCTACATTAGTGTAACCAGCATTTCCGCTGTTTCCTGTTAAGGCTAATGTAGCCTCAGGTATGCCTCCACCTACGATAGGTCCAATATCACCTGCTTTAACTTCATTGAGATCTCTTATTGTCCAAGTATTATCTCTATAATTGTAGATAAGAGCTTCATCACAATTACCATTAGTAGACTGAATAGTAGGATAATTAATCCATATTTCATTTAGTCTATGATTTTCTAAAACAAATAGATTATCAAGATATGACGGATTGATATTATTATAAAAGTAAGTTCGAGTTCTACTATCACATAATGACTTAATATCCGCTGGATTTCCTGTAAAAGAATAAATGTCGTTTTTACCAACAACAAAATGTCTACCATCATATTCGGCTACCGCTTTATTCGTCATAGCCCCATATCTTTCTGTTACAGATGAAAAAGAAACTGGAGTATTTATATTTCCAGTTAATCTTATTTGATGAATTCCTTCTGTACTATAAATATAAAAATTACTTTGTAATGTTTTCATATCTTTAATAGCACTAGTTTCTGAGAGGGTATATTGTTCTGCAGTGCTAACACTGCTTGCAAATGGATTCCAATTTGTTGGAAATCCACCTGTAACAGCCACATCAGAAATATTTATAACACCAGGGTCTCTCCTTAATGTTATAGCTGGATTTAATGAATCTGTAGTTTTAATATTACCTGCAACTAATAAATTACCAAAGGCTTCAATAATGCCGCAAGAGATTCTTACAGGATTTCTAGTCCTTACTTGAATTTCAATCCCATCATCCTCAACTAAGCCACCTATGTGGAGTACTGTAATGCCAGTATCTTCATTATAATATATCTGATAACTACCAGAGGTAACTGAAGGTAAATTAGAATTTCCTGGATATGCTCCTGGAACAAAATTGCTAGGTATACGAAAGTCATTGCTCTGAGTTGGTGGAGTAGATCCTGAAGGTGGAGGATTACTTCCTGCAGGAGTTCCTGCTTCTGGCTCTAATACTGTTGTTGTTCCACTGGTTATTTTCTTTACTAAAAGAGAATTTGATTCAAAATCTACTTCTTGACCTATTGCAAAAACTGGTACCAATGCAGAATCCGCTGACCAAACATCTTTAATTGTTTCTCCTTGACCAAAATAATCATCCCATCCAGGAAGTCTTAGTAATTCAATGTCTGTTATTGCAGATGCTTCTGGGTTTAGTTTAATATGATAAGGGCTATCTACACCGTTATTTAATACAAAAGCAAATCCACCTCCAAATAGGGTGTGACCCCATTTATCATATGATACTGAAAAACCAGAATATAATTTAAAGGTTATAGTAGTTGAACTTAATACTTCATCTGTACCTTTGTCTATCGTTATATCTGTTCCGTTTATTTCTGTTACTCTAGTACCTGCAGGGATCCCTACTGCCTCTACATAATAACCTACTTGTATACCTGTATTAGCAGAAACAGTTATTGTAGTTGAACCTACAGTTGCCTGTGTTGCAGTTAATCCAGTAGTAGTATCTAATTCAGTACCTATAGGCGGGGTTATATCTCTTCTAAGGTAGCCTGAATCAGTACTTTTAATTGCATTTTGAATAAATACTTTTTGACCTACTACTACTTCAGTGCTTTTTAATACAAAGTCACGAACAGTAATATAATAGCATTGGGTAGGAGAAATACTAGGTTCTTCCCAGACAGCAAAATATTGAACAGCCCCTAGTTTGTAACCTGTAGGTACATCATCGTCTAATTCTAGGTTAGTTAATAATAACTCACCTTCCATTTTTCTTATTGCACCAGACTTAAATCTAACATTACGAACATTTGTCATAATATTAGGAGCAAGGGCAACAGGTGGTGTATCAAATACAACACCTTTTGATGCTACATCTGTCACAGAAATTATATTATCAATATCTTCTGCCATTTATTTCTCCCTTTGTTCTTTTCTAAGCACACTCTCTAATGCCAGTTGTTGGGTCGATAAAGCAAGCTTCAACCTTGTCTTCTTCTTGAGCCACTTCCTCAACTTCGCCAGATACCTTCTTTTCTTCTTCCACGGTTTCGTTGAAGATTCCAAATCGTTTTCCATCAATACGGAACGTAGTACACCCTTTCGCCCCACCTTTCCATGCATTAACATATACTTGTTTGAATGAATCATAATCGACATCACCACTTACGTTACAAGTTTTTGAACATGCACTGTCAATATAGTGTTGAGCTAATAATAACACTTCTAAGTGATCATTAACACTAATACTATCTGCAGTACGACCCTCTACTCCATGTGAGTAAGCATAGTCTTTTACGGTTTCAACAACTGGACCATCAAATGTCTGTATTGTTCTATCATATTTATGACTAAAAACAGGTTCAATCCCTCCACTAACATTATCACTTATTATACTAATAGTACCAGTAGGTGCTATCGATGTAAGATGGCTATTGCGTATTCCATATTCTCTTATAAGACTTTGAACTGAAGCAGGCAATGACCTGATATAATTACTTTTAAGGTATTCTTTTCTAAATAAAGGAAAAGCACCTTTCTCTTTTGCTAATTCAGCAGAAGCTTTATAGCAGTTATCTCTTAGACATGCGAATATTTTTTCTGCCCATGCTAAAAACTCTTTTGATGCATATGGATAGCCAAGCATTTCACCAGCATTTGCCATGCCTGTGACACCTAATCCCATACGTCTTTTATTCTTCGCCTCATCTTCTTGAGCTTTTAGTGGATATATAGTTCTATCGACAACATTATCCATGGCTCTGACAACTGGGCTTATATCTTTTTTAAATTGACTAAAATTAAAGACATAACCACTAGAGTCTTTCTCAAGATATTTAGTCAAGTTAAATGAACCTAATAAACAAGCACCATAGGCTGGCAATGGTTGTTCACCACAAGGATTAGTTGCGTATATCTCTTCACAGTACCATAAATTATTCATCTCTTTAATACGATCAATGAATAAAACTCCAGGCTCTGCCCAATCCCAAGTTGACGACATTATTTCATCCCATACCATTTGGGCTGAAAGAGAGCCACGATGCTCACCGTTAAAGTAAAGATCATAATCAGAACCACTGTCCAGAGCTTCCATAAATGCATCTGTAATCCCGACTGATATATTAAACCCTGTGAGCTTATCATTATTACGTTTAGCTCGTACAAAGTCAAGTATATCTGGGTGATCTATTCTAAGCACACCCATTTGTGCACCTCGTCTATGTCCAGAGCTAGCAATCGTTTGACAAACAGCATCAAAGACTTGCATAAAAGAAATAGGTCCACTAGACTTACTATCAAGAGACTTTATATGATCTCCTCTAGGTCTTAGCTTACTAAAGTCATAACCGATACCACCACCCTTTCTCATAGTCTCAGCAGCTTCACTTGCTCTTTTCATAATACATTCCATGCTATCTTCAATATCACCTGATACAAAGCAGTTATAAGCAGTTGTAATACGGTCAGAACCTATAGCTGATTGTACTCGACCAGCAGGTAAGAATCTCATCTCTCCTAATATATCTTCTAGTACGAATCTATGTTCGTCCCCATCTGAAAGTGTTCTTGCTATCCTCTTTATTTTATCATCGAAGGTCTCTCCCTTCTGTCTATATTTCATTTCATCTATTTCTTGAGCGATGGTCATAGTTGGACCTTCGTAGTTTCTATTTCTTAGCATATTCTTACCTCTATTGTTAATGACGGACTACCCCTTAAAGGGTGTTTTTTATGCTAAGCCTGATACTCTCCAGTCTTTATCATTTCAGTAACTTCTATAGCTCTATCACCTACTTGTTTAGCCCAATTTGAATCCATCATTTCAATAGCTGCTGTATCGTAATCATGTGCTTCTAATGCAGCCATAGCATTTTTAAACTTCATTGTAGTGCCTATGCCTACATTAAATACAAAGTTAATAAGAGCCTCTTGTCTCACTTCGTCTAAGTCGTTATGCCAAGGAATATAATCATCCATGAGTTCCTTAGTTCTCTCTATATCATTCTGTAATAAGTAATCTATTTCATCTTTAGATAAACCTACATCTTCTAGGTTTCTTCCTACGCCTATTGTCCATTTATCTGCAGTACATTTATAAAGTGTATCTTTAACACCTTCATGCCTTTTTAATGTCTCTATAAGTTTGCTCATGCTTTCCTCGCTTTAGTTATTTTCTTTTTAGCCTTTGGAGTATTCGCTGCAAACTGTTTACCTTTTTTAATAGCCGCTCTTTTCGCCCTAGTGGTTGCAGCGTGTTCAGCTGAAGTGAGAGATCGAACAGCCGAAGATGGCATATACCTTTCACCAGTAGCTTTCGGACCTTGTATCGAAGGCTTGCCACTTTTTGTCCTCCATTTTTGTTTTGTCCATTTTTTTAGACTTTTTTGTTGTTTAGTTAATGCCATTACGACTTGTATCCTCCTCCTTTAGCCTTATACTCCTTGGCTACCATCTGCATTTTCCTTGCAGATATCTGTCCAGGCTTACCACCTTTGTTGCCTGCAAGTATTCTTGTATAAATGCTCTTTCTCAGTCCAGGCTTAGTGTAGTTGCCTGATGAATTAACTGTTGATTTCTTTTTTAGTGGTACTTTCTTTTTTCCATTCATAATCATCAGTCTCCTTATGACAAATACAATTACATTCTTCTAAATTACATTCATATAGTGCACAAGTTTCACATCTCATTTATTAACTACCCTTTTAACTATACTATATTCTAAGTGGCTTATTAATATTTTTCGCATATTCTCTGCTCTTTGTCTATCTGTAAAAGAATATTCTCTAATATCGTCACTACTTAATCTAATAGAAAAGTTATAGAAAGC